TAAATGAAATGTCTAAAACGACAATCAAAGCTGCACAAAAACAAGTTGACCCACCACTATTAGTTCCGGATGATGGATTCTTACTTCCTGTTAGAACTGTACCGGGTGGATTAAATTTTTATAGAAGTGGTACAAGAGATAGAATTGAACCATTAAACATTGGTGCAAACAATCCATTAGGTTTAAACATGGAAGAGCAAAGAAGAAATGCTATTAGAGAAGTATTTTATGTAAACCAATTACAATTACAACAAGGTCCACAAATGACAGCTACAGAAGTTGTGCAAAGAAACGAAGAGAAGATGAGATTACTTGGACCAGTATTAGGTAGACTACAATCTGAATTATTAAAACCATTGATTGATAGATGTTTTAATATTCTATTAAGAAAAAATCAATTTGCAGAAGCACCAGAATTTTTATCGGGTCAAGATGTAGAAATAGAATATGTTTCTCCATTAGCTAAAGCACAAAAATCTACAGAACTTTCATCAATAACTAGAGCAATGGAAATACTAGGGGGTCTAGCAAATGTAGCACCTGTATTTGATTACATTAACTTTGACGCATTAGTTAAACACGTTGCGGATATTGTGGGTATGCCACAGAAGTTATTAAAATTACAATCTCAAGTTAATGCTGAAAGAGAACAACAAGCAGCACAAGCTGAACAACAACAACAAATGGCACAGATGCAACAGGTTGCACAAGCCGGGGGACAAATCGCACCACTAGCAAAGGCATTACCGGAAGAAGCAAAAGCCTTAGTGGAGTAAAATGGAAAACAAGGAACAAGAAAAGCAAGTAAGAGAAATACAAAAACAATTAAAAGAACTCCAAAAAGATTATCAATTTATTTTTGCATCAAATGAAGGTAAAAATGTTTTGGCTGATATAGAAAAGAGATGCCATTACCATACTACTACTAATGTAAAAGGAGATAGTCACGAGAGTGCATACTTAGAGGGACAACGTAGCGTCATTCTATTTATTAAATCAATGCTACAACAAAAGGATAAATAATGTCAAGTGAACAGATAACACAAGAAGCTGTGCCTGTAGAAACAACAAGTACAGAAACAACACAACCTACTGCAATAAAATCAACTGTATCAAATGGAGATACTCCTGTAAGTTGGAAAAGTTCTATAAGCGAAGAATTTAGAAACGATCCTAACATTGAAAAGTTTACAGAGATAGATGCTCTAGCTAAATCTTATATCAATGCTACAAGAATGATTGGTCAAGACAAAGTTGCTGTACCTAATAAAAATTCAACTGAAGATCAATGGAATGAAGTGTACTCAAAATTGGGTAGACCAGAATCTGCAGACAAGTATGCTTTGAATATTGAATCAGAAGCAGTAGTTATGGATGAAAGTGCAATTAAATCTTTTGCCGAACAATCTCATAAACTTGGTTTAAACAATACACAAGCTCAAGGTATATTAGAGTTCTATAAAAATAATATGGAAAACAATATGAAACAAGCAACTGTTAATACTGAAACTGCACAAGCTCAAGCTGAAACAGAATTAAGAGCTGAATGGGGTAAAGAGTTTGATAGCAATGTTTCAAAAGCTAGTGCATTAGCAAAAGCAAATATGAATCCAGAAATACTAGATTTACAAATGCAAGATGGTACTAGAATTGGGGATCATCCAGAAATAATAAAAGGCTTTGCAAAGATTGCTAGTATGCTTTCAGAAGATAAATTAGTTTCAACTGAAAGTGAAAGTGTTAATTCAATGAAAGATTTACAATCAGAAATAGCTGCTATTACTAATGATACTGATGGACCTTATTGGAATAACAAACATCCGGATCACGCAAAAATGGTTCAACAGGTTTATACATTAAGAGAAATGGCTCAACCTAAAGAAGATTAATAATTTATATTCCTTGTAATATAATAAAATATATTATAAGGAATTAAATATAAGATAACTCGCAAGAACCTTATTGACCACAAAGAATAGCATTGTAGTCTAAAAGACTTTAAATCCAAGAATTGCCTATCATTATTGATGGAGAACTATTCTGTTTTTTATAAATATAACAATAATGATAAATAGGAGACAAATATGTCATCACAAATAACTACAGCGTTTGTAGAGCAATACTCTGCAAACATACAAATGTTATCTCAACAAATGGGATCACTATTAAGAGACGCAGTTAGAAATGAATCTGTTGTTGGTAAGGATGCTTACTTTGACCAAATTGGTAAAGTAACAGCAATTCTAAAAACTAGCAGACATTCTGACACACCACAAATAGATACACCTCACTCAAGAAGAAGAGTTAGCTTAGCAGATTATGAATTTGCTGATTTAATAGATCAACAAGATAAAGTTAGACTTTTGATTGATCCAACTTCATCTTACGCAAAAGCCGCTGCATACGCAATGGGAAGAGCAATGGATGATGTGATTATCGCAGCAGCACTAGGTTCAGCTAATACTGGAGTATCTGGTGGAACAGCAGTAGCATTACCAGCAGGTAATATTGTTGCAGCTAATACTGGTGGAACTGGTATGAACATAGCTAAACTAGCAGCAGCAAAACAAATACTTGATGCAGGTGATGTTGACCCGTCAATTAAAAGACACATTGTTGTATCTCCAGCTGAGATTGCTGATTTGTTAAATAATACAACTGTTACTTCAAGCGACTTCAACACAATTAAAGCATTGGTTCAAGGTGAAATTGATTCATTTATGGGATTCAAATTTCATGTATCTAATAGACTTGTTGATAATGGAGCAGCAAACACTCAATGTATAGCCTTCGCAGAAGATGGTATTTTACTTGGTGTTGGTAAAGATGTAACTGCTAGAATAGACGAAAGATCAGATAAATCTTACGCTACTCAAGTGTACTACTGTCAAACAATCGGTGCGACTAGAATGGAAGAAGCAAAAGTTGTTTCTGTTCTTGCAAACTAATAATAGCTAATAAAAAGGAGAAACAATTATGGCTAATTCAATACAATATGCGAAAATCGCTAGTGTACCTTCTGTTAAGGTAAAAACAAATGAACTTGCTGGTAGAGTAAGAGTTGCATTTGCTGAGTATGAAGCAGATGGAGAACAATCTACTATCAATATGTTCGTTCTACCCAATGGAGCAAGAATTGTAAGATCAAGACTTGCACATGACGCAATGGGTTCAGGTACAACTATATCAGTTGGACACGCAGCATACGTTAAAGCGGATGGAACAGCAGTTGCTCTTGACGTTGACGAATATTTAGCAGCTACTGCTTCAACAGGTGCTGTTGGACATGATGTTGCTAACACTATAGCTTTGGGTGAAAACTCAGTTGTAGATGCTAATGAAGATGGTTTATTGGTTACAGCAACTATTGCAGGTGGCAATGGTACTGGTACTGTTCAACTATCTATGTTTTACGTTTTAGATTAATACTTATTTTAGGGGGTGGAAGCGAGAGTGGAAACCCCCTAGAGTGCATGAAACAAATTAAAGATTTAAAACCTGTATTACATCTTAAAAAAGACAATTACATTTACAGGTATGTATTAGTAGACAGATTTCAAAATGATGGTAAGAATCATTATGGTTTTGACACTAAACAAGAAAAGACAACAGAAGAAATTTTTGCGTTAAAAAGTAATAGACAAATAAGACGTAAGTATATAATAAGGAAGTAATATGGCATCAGTAGTAGGAATATGTAATGGAGCATTAAATCAACTGGGAGCTACAACAATACTTTCATTAACAGAAGATTCAAAAAATGCTAGACTTTGCAATGCTAGATTTTCAGAAGTAAGAGACGCAGTATTTAGATCACACCCTTGGAACTGTTTACAAACAAGAGTAGAACTACCACAATCAACTACAACTCCTGCTTGGGGTTTTAAATTTCAATATGACTTACCCGGTGATTGTTTAAGATTACTTAGAATATTAGAATATGATTCAGATCATAAAGTAGAAGGAAGAAGTATTTTATCTAATAGTGAGACTATGAAAATTTTATATATCTCAAGAGTTACTGACCCAAATCAATATGATGAATTATTAAGAGAAACTTTATCTTCAGCATTAGGTGCAGACATTGCTTATGCAATTACATCTAATAATACTACTTCACAAAATATGATTGTATCATACCAAGAAAAATTAAGAGATGCTAGATTTGTAGATTCAACAGAAGGATATAATGTTAATCCGGATAATGGAATGACAGATGTTGTTGGTGCTGATACCTTCATTAACTCAAGATATTAATAATGGCTAGAGTAGCTGCACAACTTACAAACTTCACAGCAGGTGAATTATCTCCACGTTTAGATGGAAGAAATGATTTAGCAAAATATTCAGCAGGATGTGCAACTGTAGAAAATATGGTTAT